GCCGCCCTCGGTCATCCCGTTCGGGGACAGGAACAGGACGCACTCGCCAACGGTCGGCGGGTTCCATGTGCCAGTTTTCCCCGCGCGCAATTCGACGTAGGGACGCCAGTCGGTGCTGCCCTTCTCGGTGAGCCGTACGCGCACGAGCGGCGGGGTGGCGGTATGGTCGACGTCGGTGATGGTGCCCACGCGAACGACGTTCGCCATCTGGCGCTGCAGATCAGCAAAAAGTTGCGGCGATTCGGTTGGTCCGGGCATGCGCCCAATGTGCCGAAACGCTCTCGCGTGCGCGAGCGAACGCGACGGTGCATGCGCCGGGCACTGAAGGGCGTTGCGCGGCGCCCTCGACCGTCAGCCGTTGGCGGTGACGTGGTGCAGCAGGATGTCGGTGACGGCGTCTTCGTCCGCGGGTGTGAAGCCCAGCAACTCGCGCTTCGGATACTGCACGGTCGGGCTGTTGGGCTTGCGCCAATCGACCTTGTCGCGCAGGCCGCGCTGGTGAACGCGCGCGATGCGCGCGGTACGGCCGCCGATGGTGATCGTGGCGCTCTCGGCGGTCGCGGCCTTGCGGAGGTACTTCGCGGTGCGCAGTTTTTCGAACATCTTGCGGCGGATAGCGCCTTTCTTGTTCCGCAGCTGCTTGCGCGGCTTCCTCGGCTCGTAGGGCGTGCCGTCGGGGTTCAGCTGCGCGCCGATGCGCTCAGCCTGGCTGCGCCGCAGGTAGGTGGAGACCTGCACCATGGCCGCACGTCGACGCGCGGAAGAAAGACCAGCCACCAGAGGTGCGGCCCAGTTGGCGAGTCGGCTGAGCGCGTCGGCCACGCTTCAGCCTTCGTCGAGCGGCTGGATACGCCACTCCGCTTGCAGGTCGACGACGGACTCGATGGGCTCGATGCCGGCGAGCAGCGGCTCCCCGATGTGCCTGGTGGTGAGCCGGTTGATGCCGTCCACGGTGCCGCCCTGCACGGCGACCGTTTCAGTCAGGTCGATCTCGAAGCCGATGTCGGATGTGGCGTGGTCGATGATCTCCACCTCGAAGCGAAAGGCCTTCGCGCGCCGCTCGGGGTTCTCGAAGATGTCGGGCTGATTGCGCTTGAGCCAAGCCACGACGGGGACGACGATGACGTCGGTGCTGCCGCTCCAGTCGGTCACGACGACGTTCAGGGTGTACCGGTATTCGAAGGATAGGGCCGGCGTGCCGGTGTGCACGATGTTGCCGCGCTCGATGAAGACGGTGAGCTTTTCCGGGTTGGTGGCCAGGTCCGGGCATGCGCGGGTGATGTGGTCGCTCAGCAGCTGCGGCTTCTTCATGGTTCAGTGCTCGTTCGGCTCGGCGGTTGGGGCGTCGACGAAGAGGGTGCGATCGGCCCGGATGACGTCGGCGAGAAGCCCGATTCGCTGGTCGCGGTCGACAAGATCAGCGCGGAGCTGTTCAGCCACGCGTCGACCTTCTGCAAGGCTGGCGTCGAGTCGGGCCGCATGGCTTGCAAGACGGTCGCGCTCAGCTGCGCCGGCCTTGGACATAGCGAGGTACTGAGCGGCACGCCCTTCGGCGGCGCGCTGCAGGCGCTCAGCATCAGCGATGCGAGCAGCACCGTCGGCAGCAGCAGGCGCTTGCGCGGCGTGGAAGTCGTCGACGGCGCGGGTGAGGCTGTTGGCATGGCCTTGTTCCTTGGTTCGGGAGGTGTTGGTCTCTTCGAGAGCGGCAGTGGCCCGGCTCTTCGTGTCGTTGTCCCACGCCTGCTGTACCCGCGCCGCGCCGTGGCTGTCTCCAACCCAATAGGCGGGCAGGGCCGAGCCGGCGGCGATAAGCACCGCGGCGGCGATGGCGATCAGCGCGGTTTTCATGACATGGACAGCAGAGCTTCGAGCGCGCGATTGCAACGCTCGACGCGGTCGGTGCGGCCGACCATCGCTGCGCCGTTGATCCCGCGCGTGATGGCATCGAGCTGCCATCGGTCGGCGAGTGCGTTGAGGCCATTGGCCTTCCAGTACCACGCACCGACCAGCACAGCGGCTTCCGGCTCTGCGACTCGGTCCGGGTTCTGTTCGAGTGGCAGGCCCAGCGCGGAAGCTGCCGCCCGATAGTTGCCGCGGCCGGTGAGATGCGGAAGGCCTCGGCCCCGGTAGTTCCATCCGTCAGAGCTGGCTTCGTTGCCATTGCCGTTGCGATTGGCATAGACCCGGTTCGCGAGCGCCTTTGGCTGGCGCGTGAAGGCTCGCGCCTTCTCTACCTCCCGCAGCGCGGAGAACATCTGCGCGATGCGCGCCGGGTCGGTGTAGAAGAGGTTTTCTTCCAGGCGGGTGAATCCGCTGGTTTCGTGGCTGTATTCGCCAATGAAGGCGGCCATTCGCCGAGGCGTGCTGATCTCGAAGCGATCGAAGGCGGCGACGAGGTGCGGCAGGAAGGCGCGCGCCACGGTCGGCGTGATGCCGGCGGCAATGAGCTGTTGCAGGGTGAGCATGGCGGCTTCAGGTCTTGGTGGTGATGTCGGCAGGAGACGCCTTTTCGGGCGCTGCGACCGCAGAAGCCGGCAGGCGCGGGATGCCCATGCCGGCGCGGATCTCGGCGGCAAGTTCGCCGATGTCGCGGTCTTTCCGGCGCTCCAGCCAGAGGAAGACCGCGGCCACGATCCACGGGCCAGGGATGCTGCACAGGACAAACACGCAGCCGGTGATCACGAAGAAGCCGGCCTCGGGCGGGAACGTGGCCAGGCGCGCGAGTGCGGCGCCGGCGGTGAAGACATCGGGCTTGTGCTGCATGAGCAGCACGAGCGCGATGGTGCCGAGGATGAAGGAGCTGGCCAGGCAACCCATGACCCGGTTGATGAGGTCATTCCACGCCTGGCCGGCACGCAGTGGCACGAAGCGGATGCCGAGCCAGAAGGCAATCAGGCTGGCGATGACGGGCAGCGAGAGCAGGGCCAGCTTATAGCCTGCAGCGGTGCCGGCAGCTGCGGCGGTGGTAGTGGGCTCGGTCATGGTGTGGTGTCGTAGGGTTGAAGTGGGCATGGCGATGTCTCCTAGTCCCAGAGCTGCACGGTGTCGACGCGAGCAGCATTGGCGGGGAGGTCCGGCAAGACGACGGCAAGGCCGATCGGCAGGATGGGCCCCAGGTCTGCGAGGCCGGGATTGAGTCGGTACGTGGCTTCGGTGACGCCGGCCGTGGCGCCGAGGTGACGCAGACACAGCAGGTCGACCGTGTCGTGTTGCTGGGTGGCGACCGTCCGCGGCATGGCTAGATCAGCTCGACGTTGAGACGAGAGACGCCCAGGATGTCGCGCACGGCCCACGTGGCGTCACGGCGGTGGTGCTCGGCCTGGTCTTCGCGCGCTTCGTCCTGATCCTTGCGGCGCTCGCGGCCCGTCGTGTCGTAGTCGCTGTAGCGCTCGATCAGATTGGCCTTCGCGTGGCAGTAGACGGCGCGGCGGAAGCGCTGCACGTTGACGGACTCGCCGTCGACCGTGAGCGCGGGCACTGCAGACAGCGATTCGTGGCCTTCGTCCTTGCGGATCTGCGCCCAGGCGTCGAGCTGGGCCACCGTGGCGGCCACCGCCTCCTGCACAGCCGTCAGCAGCCGCGCCGGCGTGATGGTCCCATCGAGGCGCACGGCGTCGCGCAGGGTTGCGAGGTCGATCTCGGGCCACCATGCGCCGGCAGAGACCTTGCCCAGCGGTGCCGGGTCGCTGGGCGGCGTGGTGCGCACGAGGGGCGGGGCTGCAGCGATGAGGGACATGGTCGGTCTCGGGCTTGAGGTCTCGGCTCGGTATAGGTGGGCGGTGGCCGTGGCGCGTTGTGGTGATGGCTCAGCCTTTCACGCAGCGCCACGGGCCGCCCGGCACGCGGGGGTGCTCGGTTGCGCTACCTGGCGGCGGCGCGCTTGCGCGCGGGCGCCGTCGACTTCCTCGCCGGAGCCGCGCTCTTGCGCGTGCCGGCCGGCGAGGCCGTAGCGGGTTGTTCGGGAGAGGCGGTGGTCGCCGTCTCGGCTTTCGGCTCGGCGCTCGCGCCGGCCTTGCTGAGGGCGCGCTCGACGCGCTCGATGTCCTTCTTCACGCCGGCATTGCTGTCCAGCTCCAGGGCGCGCTGCAGGCGCGCGAGGGCCAGCGACAGCGCCGCGGGCTCGATCGCGGAGAGGTCGGGCTCTTCGGCCGTCTGCACCTTGCCGAGCGCTGCATAGGCGATGGCTTTCTGCAGCTTGGCGCGCGCCTGGTCGGGCGCGTCCTGCTCGGCCGTCATGGCTTCGGCCTCGATGAGCAGCGCTGCCGCCTGGGCCCGGGCGAGGGCGCGGTCTTCGTCGGTCGATACAGGGACCAACTGCCGCACGTTCTCGGCGTCGATCTGCACGAGCAGGGGCGACCATTGGCCCTTCAGATAGGCGTTGGCCAGTTCGTCGATCACGAGGGCGGCCGGGCTGCGCTTGTAGTCGTCGGCCATGGCCATGCGATGGCGGATGACATAGGCCGCGATGTCCAGGCCCAGGCGGTAGGCGCCGGCGTCGAACGCCCACACCATCACCGTGGTGAGCACCTGATCGACCGCGCCCTTGCCTGTGTCGAGCGAGGTATAGATCCAGTCGAAGTACTCCGGCAGCAGCCGGGCCTTCATTTCGGCGCGGCGCTCGTGCGACTGGATTTGCGACAGGCGGGTCTTGTCCTGCGAGAGTTTGACGCGCATGAGGCCGTAGGCGTCGCCCTGCAGCTCGACGCCGTAGGGGCTGGCGGTCTGGGCCTGTTCTTGCAGGACGCGCGCACGGTGGCGCTGTGCGGGGCTGAGTGGGCGCATGGTGGTGTTCCGGGCTGGTGGAGAGAAAGCGCGGGCCCGGGGCGGCCCGCGTGGCAGTCTTTCGTCAGACTTTTGGCGCGTGGCTTAGTCGACGATCTCGATGTTTTCCACGAGGGCAGCGCAGCCGTAGTCTTCGACGACGTAGGCATCGTTTGAAGATTCGTAGTTCTCGATCTGGTCGCGCTCGGGCACGTCCTTGATGTTGCGGCGCCGCGCGTCGCGCTGCCAATACAGCGACAGGTTGGCCAACTTGGTGACCAGCACCTTGCCGGCCGGGAAGAACGGCACCGTTACAGCCTGCAGGCCGCCCACGCGCTTCTGGCTGATGATGATGTCGGCCGCCAGCGATTCGGTCGGCGGCTGATCCTTGTTGACGAGCGGGAAGTACTTGTCGTGCATCAGGCCGCGGCCGACCACGGCCACGAGGTCCGGGTCTTCCTGATTCCACGGGTCGAGCAGCGTGATCGCGTCGTACACGACGGCGTCGAGGTTGGCGTAGTCGCTGGTCGCCTTGTCCGCGCCGATGATGACCTTGCCGGGCTGCTTGCCGCCCTGCGTGACCACGTTCTCCGGTGCGTTTTCACGCATCTGCTGCAGCCACCCCTTGTTGACGTCCTGCAGCAGCGGATTGGCGGCCAGGTCGGTCGTGGCCGCAATGCTGGTGCCGTTGAAGCCGATGCAGATGCGGTCCAGTGCCTGGCGGCGCAGGATCGCGTCGCGCACGAGGGGCTGAAAATTGGGGAAGCCGGCCCAGGCATCGAGCTGCGCATAGCGGATGGCCGTGTCGAAGTTGGTCTGCACGCAGCGGTATTGGTTGTCGTCGAGCGACGTGACGTTGCGAGGCTTGCGCGTCCCGTTGCCCGAGGTGTCGGTGCGGCTGGCCACGGGGCCTGTCACGCCGACGCCGACCTTTGCGGCCATCTGCTCGGTGACGCCGATGACGTTGATGCGCTGCAGGAACGCACTCGACTCCTGCATCTTCGATTCGAGGGTCTGCTGCACGCGCGGCACGACGTTGAATTTCTGTACGACGCTGGCCACTTCGTTGAGGGTGGCCAGCTGGGCGAAGTAGGCGTCGAGGGCCTGGCGGGTTTCTTTACGCATGGTGTGTGCTGCCTGTGTGGTGTTGCGGGATGGGGTGCTTGCGGGTGTCGCTGCGGTTCAGCAGTCGGTCTTCGCGGCGCCGCTGCCGCCGGTGGCCAGCGGGCGGGTTGTGCCGGCCGGCGTGTTGTCGAGCGCCGAGTACTTGGCTTTCAGGTCGGCCACGGTGGCTTGCAGCTCGCCGATGGTCTTGTCGCGTGCGGACAGCTTCTGTTCGGTGGCGGTGACGTGGGCGGCGAAGGCGTCGCCGATCTGCTCGAAGCCTTCGGCCACCGCGGTGAAGCGCGCATCGTCGGTGGCCGACCTGGCCCCGAACTTGGCCAGGGCGCCCGCGACGGCGGCGCGGAACTTGGCCAGGGCGCCATCGTCGGGCGCATCTTCGATTTCGAGGGTGAACTCTTCGGCCGCGGTGAAGAGATCGTCGGGCTGTTCCTTGCGCGCTGCGAATGGGTTGGCCTTCGGGTTCTTTGCTGCGAACTCCAGCATTTCGGTGCCGAGGCTCGCGGGGTTGTCGGTGACAGCAAGGCCGATCAGATAGGCCTTGTCTGTGTCGGCGAACTTCGGGCGGATTTCGAGCGACGAGTAGATCTTTTGCCGCTTCTTATTGATCGCGACGAGTTCGTCGGTGGGCGAGATCTGTGCGAAGAGAGCCAGCTTCTTCGCGCCGAAGATCTCGACTTCCCCGGTCTTCACTGCCATCACGTCGCCATACGCGCCGAACTCGCTGCTCGGGCTCAGGCCTCGGATGTGCTCCATGTTGACTCGTGCGCCGTAGGCCTTCGGGTCGTAGGTGGCGGCGATCTCTTCCAGCATGGCGCGATCGATGACGCGGCCGTCACTGGTCGCACCTTCGACGGCGACGCGGAAGAACTTGGAAACCGGCTTCTTGGCGGGAGTGGACATTGGTTGGCTCGCTGCTGGTTGAACGGTCATCGCGTGGTGTTCGCGATGTCGTGAGCCAATGGTGTCGATGCGTCCGTTTGCTCTCAAGCCGCTGCGCATGTGGCAGTGGCGGGCACTGTTGGACGTGGTGGCGATGCTTCGCGCGCGCGGGCAACCTCGGCGGCATGCCCCTGAAATCCGCTGCGTCCGGCCGCACTCGCCGGACTGTTTCTGTCGCTGCGAAGAAGTCCGCGTCGCACAAGCGTGGACGGGCTTCGAAGACCGCCAAAGTGGCGGCACCTGTTGCCGATGTGGGCAGCGTCGCGAGCACTGCGGCGGGCCAGATTGCCACGTTGACGCCGCAGGCGCAACCCCGCACCGCGGCGCGGTTCCTCGCGTGGACAGGCTGGAAGGTCAAGCAGATCGCGGAGCACCTGGGCGTGCCGGCGTCGACGGTCTACGGATGGAAGGAGGCCGACAAGTGGGACGACGCGCAGCCGCTCGACCGCGTGAATGGCGCGCTCGAAGTGCGGCTCATCCAGCTCATCCTGAAGACCGAGAAGACAGGCGGCGACTACAAGGAGATCGACCTACTCGGCCGCCAGCTGGAGCGCACTGCGCGCGTCGAGAAGTACCAGCAGACGGGGCGCGAGGGCGACCTGAATCCGAACATCGCGGCACGCAATGCGGCGCCGAAGCGAAAGCCCAAGCGCAACGAGTTCAGCGAAGACCAGATCGCGCTGCTCGAATCGAAGCTGCGCGAGTCGAACTTCCCGTTCCATCAAAACTGGTTCGATCAGCAGTACCAACGGCTGCGCGCCATTCTCAAGGCGCGGCAGATCGGCGCGACGTTCTATTTCTCGCGCGAAGCGCTGCTGTCGGCCGCGAAAGAGGGGCGCAACAAGCTCTTTCTGTCGGCCTCGAAGGCGCAGGCGCACCAGTTCCGCAGCTACATCGTCGATTTCGCCAAAGAGGTCGACGTCGATCTAAAGGGCGAGAACATCAAGCTGTGGAACGGCGCCGAGCTGATCTTCCTGGGCACGAACGCGATGACGGCCCAGTCTTACCACGGCGACTTCTACTTCGACGAGTTCTTCTGGGTTCCGCGCTTTCGCACCATCAACAAGCTGGCGAGCGCGATGGCCTCGCACAAGCACTGGCGCAAAACCTACTTCTCCACGCCGTCCGCGATGTCGCACGAAGCCTATGGCTTCTGGACCGGTGACGACAGGAACAAGGGCCGCGCGAAGAAAGACCATGTCCGCATCGACACGACGCACAGGGCGTTGCGCGGCGGCGCCCTGGGCCTCGATCGGAAGTGGCGCGACATCGTCACGGTGGAAGACGCGGTCGCGCTGGGCTTCGATCTCTTCGACATCGCCGAGCTGCGCGAGGAATACAGCGTCGACGAGTTCGCGAACCTGTTCATGTGCCAGTTCATCGACGACAGCCTTTCGCTGTTCACGCTGGCACAGATGCAGGCTTGCATGGTCGACAGCTGGGAAACGTGGGCCGACGTCAAGCCGCTGTGGCTGCGGCCCTACGCCCATCACCCTGTGTGGGTCGGCTATGACCCTTCGGACAAGGGCGATGCGGCAGCGCTGGTGGTCGTGGCGCCGCCGCGGGTGCCCGGCGGCAAGTTCCGCATCTTGCACCGCGAGCAGTTCAAGGGCTCGGACTTCGAGGCCCAGGCCGAAGCGATCCGGCGCGTCACGCAGCAATACAACGTCGTGCACATCGGCATCGACAAGACAGGCCTAGGCGCGGGCGTGTTCCAGATCGTCGAGAAGTTCTTCCCCCAGGTGAAGGGCTACCAGTACAGCATCGAGGTGAAGCAACGCCTCGTGCTGAAGGCGCAGCAGGTGATTCACAAGGGCAGGCTCGAATTCGATGCGGGATGGACCGACATCGCAGCGTCGTTCATGGCCATAAAACGCGTGCTCACGGCCAGCGGCCGGAATGTGACCTACGACTCGGGCCGGTCGGAAGAGACAGGACACGCGGATCTTGCGTGGGCAACGATGCACGCGCTCGACAACGAAACATTGGCCGGCGACGTCGTCGGCGGCACTTCGCGAATGGAGATTTTTGGATGAGCAAACGCAAGGGCGGCACGCGCCACCAGTCGACCGGTATCGCGCCGGCGGCCCCGGCCATGGAGTTGACGACACACGGCGGCGGCTCGGTCGAGGCTTTCAGCTTCGGAGACCCGGAGCCTGTGAGCCGCATCAGGCTGCTCGACTATGTCGAGAGCATGTTCAACGGCCGTTGGTATGAGCCGCCTTTGCCGTGGGAAGGGCTCGCGAGCGCACTTCATGCGTCGCCGCACCACGGCTCCGCCATCCGCCTGAAGCGCAACCTGCTGAAGTCCATGTTCATTCCTCATCCGCGGTTGTCGAGCGCGACGTTCGGGGCGATGGCGCTGGATTTTCTGGTCTTCGGCAACGCCTACGCGGAGCAGCCGCGCGCCTTTACGGGCCGCGCACTGGAGCTGCGGCATTCGCTGGCGAAGTTCACCCGACGAGGGGAAGAGGTGGGCCGCTATTTCTTTGTCCGCGGCTGGCATCAAGAGCACGAATTTCCCGAAGGCTCGGTGCTCCATCTTCGCGAAGACGACGTCAATCAGGAGGTCTATGGCTTGCCGGAGTACATCAGCGCGCTGCAGTCGGCCTGGCTCAACGAGGCGGCCACCATGTTCCGCAGGAAGTACTACGCGAACGGCTCGCACGCTGGGTTCATCCTCTACATGACGGACGGGCAGATAGACAACGCCGACGCCGATGCACTTCGGACCGCGCTGAAGAACTCGAAGGGGCCGGGCAACTTCCGAAACCTGTTCCTGCACATGCCGGGCGGCAAGTCCGACGGCCTGAAGCTGATACCCGTGAGCGAGGTGGCCGCGAAAGACGACTTCTCCGCCATCAAGAATGTGAGCAAGGACGACATCCTCGCCGCGCACCGGGTGCCACCCGGACTGCTCGGCATCGTGCCGACAAACGCCGGCGGTTTCGGCAACGCGCCCGACGCGCTGAAGGTTTTCATCAGGAACGAGATCGCGCCCCTGATGCAGCGCTTCCGCGAGCTCAATGACCTGGCCGGGGAAGAGCTGGTCCGGTTCCTCGACCTGCCGGAGTAGCGGTAGCCGGTCGCGGCCAGTAGCCGCAGCAGCCACAGGGCGCGCATAGCGCCCTTTTTTTCGTCCCGGTGTCTCCGCGCCCTGCCGCGCGTCGCTTTGGGCCTCTGCGCGCCTGCCACGGGCCTTGCTGATGCCTCCACGCCTCGACCTATCGTCCGCACCGCCGGGCGAGCCGCCTCCACCCCCTGGCGCGCGGTCTAGCCCCCACCGAGCCTGCACGCTTCGGGTAGTTGTTTTTACGAGTTGGTCGGGAGCTGGCCAGGCCGCGCCAGTGCTGGCGCGGGCCGGGCATTCATAGGGTAGATTTATTACCCGTTTTTACGGACTTTCGATGCGTTATGCGTCGAAAGAATAAGCCTGTTACGGCTGCTTGCCCGGATTGGTCTGTGCACCGGCCGTTGTTGGTGCAGCTGCAGAGCTTGCGGGTGTAGGAGCAGGCGCCGGCGCGCGTGGAGCATTGAGCGGAGCGGGCTGCATGTTCGCCGCGCCAGCAAAGCTCTTGCCGAAGTCTGGGTGAAGGTTGGCAGCGTTGAGCACGCTGTCGAACGTGGGAACGCTCTTCGTTTCTTTGGACATTTCAGGCACCTTTACCTTGCTGTGGATAAAAGAAACGGCGACGCTGATGGTCAGCAAAGCCGCGATCAGGAAAGACGCCATGGCAACCCAGTCCAACGCATGGAGTGCCGCGTGTGGCTTTCGGGGCGTCGTACCGGGGTTCACCATGTCTTGCAGATAGACCTTGTTCAGCCGGAACACGGACAGGGCGCAAGTCAGCGTGATGCAGAAGAAAGCCAGCGCGCCGGTGATTGCTGTCGCTTGAATGGGCGAGACCTCTGTCGCGCCAGTGGTGGCGAGACCAGTAATAAGGCCGATTGCCGCTGCTGAAAGTGTGACCAGCGAGCGGTCATATTCCATTGCTGTCGCGTACCAGGCTTGAACCGACGCGGCGTAGAACTCGACGACTTTGCCACTGCGCTCCGTCTCTTCAAGAGGCTGCGGTGGTGTAGGCTGGGGCGCAGGAGGCGCCGCGAAGGTCTCAGTTGTGGTCATTCAAATGCTCACCGGGGCAGGTTTCGAGCGAAGCATATCTGCTTGCCTGCTTGGCTAATCTTCGCGATTGGTAGGTGTGTTGCATGAGGGTGGTGCCCTATTCTTGGCGCTTGTGCTGAGCCAGAGGAGCGCCTACGTGGGGGAGGGCCGGCTACAGCTTGCCCGGCGGTGCCTGAAGGTGGTCGCGCACGTATTGATCGATGTAGTCGAGCACTCGCTGGGCGCCGGCTTCGGTCTCGACCAGATCGATCGGTGCCGCGCCGTCAAGGTAGGGGTTGGCCTCTTCCATCCATTTGAAGGCGCTCCCGCGGCTCCCTCGGATGGGCGTCGCGAGCGTCAGCACTTTCTCCAAAAGATCCGGGCGTGCGTACCAAGAGTCCGGCTTGAATGTCGGCCGCTTGGTGCCGATAACGCGGGGCAGCTGCGATGCTCGCAATTCATCTGCAGTGATGTGAGTCCGGACCCAATGAGCGACCTTGGCAAGGCCGGTGTTGGGTATGCGTTCGTGGTCCGTCGTGGGAATTACAACGCCGATGATGGCCGGCGTGTGCTGCCTGATCATCGCGAGCGCTGGTGCGATGTCCGTGTCGTTGGTGACGACGACGATTTGATCGACCTCGTCGGTCATGGCATCGTGGTACGCCTGCAAGGCTAGGTTGACGTCCGACTGCTTCTCTTCGACCTTCCAGACGAGGATTTCTTGGCAGTCCCTAGGCCACTTCTTTGGATCTTCGGCGTCGACAATCTTGGCCTTCGATTCGATGAGCGAGTAGTAGCCCTTGATGCAGTCAATGCGGTCGCTGTACAGCTTGGTCAGGGCCGTGTGATATCGGGCCTGCGAGCTTTTCGAATCGGGTGTCTTCGCTACTTTTTCCAGGATTTCGGCGGTGAAGAACTTGATCGCCAGCGGCAGGAGCTCAGTTTCGCGCGGCCCGGGAGCTGATGACGGAAGCACGTGCCGTTCGAAGAGCGTCAAGAGGTCGAGCCACTTGTACGGAGTGCCCTTGAGCGCGCCGTAGTAGAGGTTGTAGCCATCGATGTAGATGCGGGTCCGCAGCGGTGCGGACGGGTCGGCTGGCTGACTCCCCAT